CCTCCTAGATTAGTTGTGCCAGATCAAAGATGGACGAAGCGGCATTGCCGACCCCCCCGATCATCGCGCCAGTTGCGCGCGCCCCGGCGTTCTTGCCAGCGGTTTGGTAATCCATGGCCTTGCGGTTTTCGCCACTGACGTTCAGCAGGCGCTCGCTGTTTCGGATGTTGCGAACCTCCTGCATCATGTTGAACGTCGCAGAGGTGGGGCGCTGGCCGTTTGCACCGAGCGTGGATCGAATGGTGGACAGTTCACCCTCAAGATTGTGACGGGCGGATGCGTTCGTCTGCATCGCCCGTGTCCGCGCGACGTAGGTGTTGATCTGCGCCTGGAGCTTTTCGCCCTTGGCGGCGTTTGACGAGGCAATACCGCCCGCAACGGCGGTGCCAGCTTGAAGCCCAAGAGCAAGAACTGGTGCTGCCATTACGCCTGCACCTCCGTTGTAATTGCCAGAAGCTCAAACGGCCCCGGCTGATCCTGACCGATTTCGATTTCTGGGTGATCCCGATTGCCAAGCACGGAAAAGCGCTGGACCTGCGTCTTGCGTGACGGCGGCTCGGACAAGTCGTCCCCGAACGAGTACCCTTCAACACGTGTCGTTGTGTTGTTGCGCCGCACGAAGTAGCTGATCGTTTCGAACACAGATGTCGCAACGCGGATTGTCCGAGCGCGAACCATGCCAAGCCGTGGGCTGCTGACAAATTCAACAGGCCATGGGGTTACGGACGTGTCGAAGTTGATCCCGACCTGGAACGGGTAATCCAACGCCGCACCTGAAATCAACGCCTCAACTTCGGTATAGTCGTCAAAGATACCGTGGAAATTATCGTTCTGCCATACCGCAATCGGGGCCCCATCGTATTCGGACAGCGAAGGGCTCGTGCCGCCAAGATGCTCCACGGCGCTATCGACCATGGCGTCAAACGACCATTCCTCAAGCGTGTAGGTGTTTGATCCAAGTAAGTGTTCATGGCTGACCATGGACCAGATGCGACCATTGAATGGCGTGGCAAGCTGCACATCCATTCCGCGCCACGGAACCGGATCAATACCCCCTGCCCCTTCGGTGGCATTCCCCCAGGGGAAAAAACCGGGCTGGGACTGATCGTCGGCAAACTTTACACAAAGCACACCGCCGTCAGCGTTCACCACAAGTGCGAACCGGTCCTCGTTTGCGGCATCACGCGGAGGTGGACAAATGGCCGTTGGTGAATTTATCAGGTGCGAATGGTCCTGCGAAATGTCGGTGACAGCCCATTTCAAGTAGATGTTGCCCGACAATGCGGCCGCTAGCATGTCGTCACCCGATGTGGACATGTAAACGACCGTTGAACCAAACACCTTCGGCTTGACGCTGTTGGCGCCGCGCACGTCGAACAAGACCGGCGCAAAGCTGTTCGGTGTGATTGGCGTTCCACCCGACGCCTCGGAAACAAACGCCCCAATATCGGTCAGGATGATCAGATCCCCACCATCAACAACGTGACGCACGCGGGTCTGGACTTCACCAACTGTGCGAATGATTGCGTCGTCATCGTCCAAGCCAACCTCGAAATCGCGATAGCTGCGTACCGACGATCCGACGATCAGGTCAGGAACTTCCTCGAAATCAGCAAGAAACATACGACCGCCAATGGCGGCCCCGGATCGAGGATACCCCCGCACCGCTGACAGCACGGGTTCTTCCCAATTTGGCGTGGCATACTGGCTTGCGGCGGCTGCGACCGACGTCACGGACGATGTAGTAAGTGCACCAGCCAGCTTTTCAGGCGTGCCGGAGGTATAGGGCCCTTCGAAATTGGTCAGCGTAACAACCTGCAAGATGTTCGTGCCGTAATCCACACCCACCACATAGCCAGAGAAATCGCTCTCGACGCCGTTGATCACCTCGCCAGTTTCAAAACCACTGGCGTCTACGACCGTTATGTCAAGGCTCGGCGCCAATTCCGAAAGAACAGTTCCAGTGATGACTGTTCCGCTCGTGTATCCCGTGACCTGGATTTCCTTGCCGTGAATGCGGATGTGCAGCCCGACGTAATCGACGGTGAATACGCTGGCCGACGCTGTGATGGTGACCGACCCAGACAGCGCAGACGGGGTGAGCGTGATCCCCTTGGCAAATGCGAAATACGGCTGGGCAATCGCGCCGCCGGCACTTTGCGAAAACGCCATGGCACCAAAGGCCCATGAACCGGCGTCATATTGCAGGATATAGATCGAATGATCACCGCTGCCGAAATAGGTCATGTCGCGTGCAGGAACCACCCAGGACGTGTTCTCTTCGGGCTTACCGGGAGGAACGGACCAAGGGGCGACAAAGGCCTGAACCGTTGACCCTGTGTCGTCAATGATGGTCAGTTTGGCGTTCGACATGACGATCAGGAACTTGGTTCCCTCGACCGGCTCAATCTCGGACTGCCAGAACGGATCAATGATTGCCGAAACGGATGCGCGCTTATACCGACCAGGGCGGCGGCGCAGAGAACCGGACCGATTTGGCGATACATTCATGGCCGACCGCACCGAGCGTAGGCGAACCTCAGCCTCATCGGCTTCCAGATAGTCAGGACGGACCTCGCCAAGCGAAAAGTCGGTCTGCTTGATGGAGATTTTTTGTCTAGCCACGGCCTCGACGGGCATTCAAGATAGACCCGCTCCCTTTCAGCGGGGCGCCCTTTGACCGGGAAGACGCAGACTTGGATCGCGCCCGTTGCAATTGTTCATCCGCCTTGGCGTCGAATGCCTCAGCTTCACGGTATTCCTCTTTCAAAGAGCGCAGGATGATCGCCTCAAAGCGAAGCTGGATCGCGCGCGAAAAACCCGCAGTCCAGATCGCTGGATCTGTCGCCATTGCGTATTCAACCACAATCCCGTCTGTCGCATCGACATGGATGTGCGTAGCATCCTGAACCCAATCAACATCATGGCGGACACCGTTCGTTTCCACCCAGACATTGCGGACGTGCAGCGCGGCGGCCGGAACCTGATAGGCATCATCAAAATCAAACTGCCCGTCCGTGCGTGTGACCAGGGTCTGTTCTTCTTTGGAAAAGTGGAAATTCGCATCTTCCAACTCAGCTTCGACCACCAGCGGCCAGTTTGTGGCGATCACACGCCATTCGATCGAGCCGTCATTTTCGGACACGACTTCCTGCCCTTGCGCGAGGAGGGCGGCGTTGATGATTTGCAGCATGGAAAATGTGGTAGCCATGCGGGGATATTCGTGTTCGCCGCGCGCTCACCCAATGCACATAGAAGAAGGGGCGAGTTTCCCCGCCCCCTCAAAGGCCGTTCCCAGAAAGCGACAGGAGGATCAGTCCTCCGGGTCGGCCACCTCAAACTCACCAAGCTTCGTGCGGATCACGGTAATGATTTCCGCGCGGCTCATCTGCTTCTTCGTGGGCTTGGCGCCCGCGGTCAACATCATGATCTTGAGCTGTTCGGTCGGCATGTCCTCAAGATTGGTCTCAATTGTCACCCCGGTCTTGGGTGCGCTTTGCTTGATGCGCAGTGCACCGCGCGGAGCCAGTCGAATATTCTGCATTGCCGTGACGTAGGGCATCGGCTTTGCGATAGACGCCCCCAGCTCGGACAATACTTTCTTCTGATCACCGCCGGTTTTGATGCCACGGTTTTCCACCGAAGGTTTCCAGCCGGGAACAATTTCAAGTTGGACCATCTTGGGCATGGTTAGACCTCCTTTGTGATGTGGGCGTTGAAGCCGATGGAAGGCGTGGTTCCGGCCACATCCAGGTGCAGATCGACATACCGGAACTTGGTGCCGTTCTTCTCGGTGCGGAAACGAATTTCCGCGCGATCACCAGCGGAAGGATCGACAGTTTCAAGCGCGATTGCCGCGTTGTCGCCGATTTCGATCATGCCGAGGATCTGACCATCCGAGCGGTCGGCCGTTTCCGAGCCAAGCACGACAAAGCGATAAACCTCATCATTGCTTGCCACATCGACGGATTCCACGTTGATGACGCAGATCGCATCGGTTGCAGCGGCGCCTCCCTGGTCCCACTGATCACCGACATATGCGTCGGCGGTCAATGCGGCCAGGCCAACATCGCGTTTCAGAAGGCCAGTTGCGGCGTCGAAGGCGTAGGTTTTGCTGAACATATCAGGTTCTCCTTACTTCACGATCGCGGCGTTGGTGATCGAAGTCAGGCGGGTGGCCGCATAGGCCCCTTCCAGACAGATCCCAGCGTCGTGTTCGATGTTGGTGCGGTAATAAACGCCATCTTCCAGAAGGCCCATGTCCTTCACTTCCATCGGCGAGGTTTCGATCCCGCACAGACCTTCTTCCGAAAGGTTGATCGGGTAGATGGAGCCCGTGACGGCGGTCCCGCCACCGTAGGCAATCTCGTTGAAGGGCAGGAACGCGCCGAACGGGGTCAGACCGTACCCGGTCAAGATCGGTAGACCGTTGTAGCGCGCGATGCGCTTGCCCAGGTCATCCTTGTCCCAGGTGATGAAACCGGAAACCCCGGTGTCACGGGTGGCGGCCGGGAAGCGGTCCAGAATCGCCTTGGGCATCAGGATGTGCGTGCAGTTTTCGGTGTTGCTGATCGCAATATCAAGCTGCGCCAAAGACAAGGGACCGCCGCCTGATGCTGTCGCGTTGGCAACCACGCGGCTGTCATAGTTGGAGCCATCAACGGACCCACCAACGACCTGCAAGCGCTGCTTCAAGCCGGTGAATTCACGCGGCTCGGACTGATTGTCACCGTCGATCAGCGTATCCGAGAAGACTTTCGCCTTCTTTTTGACCGACATCTTGGTTTCCAACGCGCGGCGCTGCATCCCGTGACGGTTCAGCAGAACACGGTCAACGTCGATGTTGCCCGCGATGGGGAAACACGATTCAACCAGATCGTTGATCACACCATGGCCTTCGGCCGGCGTCTCGTTGATCCCACGGAAGCCCATGTTGTCTGGCAGTTCTCCTTCGCGCTGATAGCCATATTTGCCGCCGGGGGCGGGTTTGAACGGGAGCGCAGACAGGATGTCCGATGCTTCGGGGAAAAGCTCGATGATCGCGCGCTTTTTCTCGTCGGTTTCCTGCTTTGCGTATTCGGGAAGCGTGTGAACCATCGCTTATTCCTCTCGCTGTGGTGCGGCCATCACGCTTCGTCCGCATAGAGCGATTTCAGGCGCTCTGTCGGAGAAGCATTCTCATCCACCGTGGCCGCGGGCTGGGGGGTGGGAGATTTCGGGCCCGGACCGGAAAGCAGTTTTTCAAGCGCTCGCACGCCATCTGCTGTGCCGACAGCGCCCATCAGGGCGGTGGCCATTCCTTCGGGAAGACGTGTTTCAAGGGAGCGCTGGACGGTCGCAATTCGTTCCTTGCCACGCTCAAGGCTTTCGATTTCAGCTTTGCCTTTGGCGTAGTTCTGCGAAAACTTGGTGGCTTCGTATTTGCCAATCAGCGCCATGGCGTCCTTGGCCGCTTCACCGCCGACCTGGTGCTTGTGCAGGAACTCACCGAAGGCGCCGAACAACGGCTTGAAGTTTTCGTCCTCAGCCATGGACTCGACAGTGAAACCCTCGGGCAGATCGAGGTCGCCAAAGTCCATTTCTTCGGGGAATGCGAATTCGTAGGCGTCAGCGGTTTCCGGGACGGTCGCCAAGCGTTCGTCATGCTGGGCTTTCAGCGCGGTGAGACCATCGTAGTCTTCGCGGAATTTTGCCGTGTCATACGCGCCATCTTCGCCTTTGAAGGCTTCGGGAACGAACGCACCCAAGTCCAGGGTCGGCTCCGGCGTAACGTCAGCGGGCGGGTCGCCAGCGGGCGGCTCACCCCCTGAGCTTCCGGGTTCCGCGGTCTCCCGCATGATCAGTTTTTGGCCGGGCATCAACATATTCAGTTTCATCGCTTGCAATCCTCCTGAGATCGCTTGCGATGAAAGACTGAGCGTTGGCCGCATCCAATGCACGCGGATCAGCCAACGGCGGAGCCTGTCGAAGTGTCGTTGATTTATCCAGCAAATCCAAGAGCATCTGCCCCTGCGGCGTGGAGAGCAATGCTTTCAGGTCAGTAAGGGCGCCGTCCCGGTCACGCCCTGGAATGCGGCGAAGGTACATCAGGACTGGGCCGTCTTCAGGCAGCAGGCGGGGTAGGCTCACTTGGCGTTTCCTCCGGGTCGTTCAGGACGATCAGGTCATCCCCACTTGTTTTGATGATGTTGTCCATGGTGGCCGGGACGTTGACCACTTGGCTGACCTGCTCACCGAATGTTTGGAATGCTAGATCAAGGTTCGACCGGGTGGTCAGCACTTTGTCTTGATTTTGGGCTTTTTGCAGCGGCGAGATTGGCGCAACATTCAGCTTGTCACCGGCATGGGTGATTGTTTCCGAAATGATGCCGGATTGAACCGCGATGAATTCCACACGCTGAATGAAGGGCGCGATCATCTCAGACCACAGTGGGGCGGACGGTTTGCCAATGCGGCGTTGAACGCGTCGTGCTTCGTCCAGCCATTGGGTGGCAGATGGGGGCGTGTCGCCACGCTGGCGGGGGCCGTCTTGGTAGAAGGCAACGCGCAGCCGATCGACAAGGCGTTCCTCGGAGAACCATCCGTAATCAAGGTTGCCGCCCAGGTCGAGCTTCTGGATCGCGTTGGGTGTGCCAGGCCGCATGGGGTATGCCGCGTTGCGTTCGATCCCGCCGCTCATGTCGAGAATTCCGTCATCCGGGTATCCCCAAGACGGGGACAGCGCGGCATCGAGGTTGTCCAGAACGATTTCGTTCACCTTGTCGATGGTGAAGATGTCTGCCAGCGCTTTCATGCCAGGGCCCCTGCCCCACGGGCGCTTGGACCAAGGGTTGAACCGTCCAACCAGCAGCGGGCAGCCACCGGCCAGCGGGCCCAGGATCTGTTCTTCGTCCGTGACGCGCTTTCCATCGACGGTGATTTCCGTTTTCCAGACAGGAACCGCGGGCTCGGACCAATCCAGCCAGAATCCCCAGCACACCTTGGCGGTCGCGCCGGGTGTGCTGATCTTCTTCTTGATTTCTGGGTGGTCCAGCTTGACGTTTTGACCAGCGAAAGTGGCCGGCAGGAACTCTGCGATGACTGAACGCTCGCGGAACCGGTCCAGGTGGCCGTTGTGACCTGGCGTAATCAGCAGCTCATCCGGGGTGACGGCCTCAACAAAGACAGGCTGTGTCAGGTGGGATTTTTCAACCCACATCGCGGCGGTCCCGTGGGATGAGGCTTCAAAGAACACCTGTGGCGCCACGTCGTAATAGTTGGACGCTTCAATCAGGCCGAACACCTCGTCTTCGCGATTGCTGACAAGCGTCTCGACTTGATCGGCCATGTCCTGCTCTACGGCGGCCGTGACTTCGAACTCACCCCATCGCACCTCGGACGGTGTGAAATACGTCACCAGATCGGACGCCAGGTCGGTTGCAAATTCCTCGACGTAGGAACAATAGATGTCCGTGGCTTCTACCTTGTCCTGTACCGACGTGAAGTCGTTTTCCCGGCCATTGGCGCAGAACGTCAGAACATCCTTGATGTCCGTTTCGACACCATCACGCCATTTCTTGGCGGCGGCATACCGTGTGGAGAATGCTTTTGATGGTTTCACGTTCACATTCTCGCCAAATCAAAGATGCTGCCATTCCCGGCGAGAAGATTTTGGGAAGTTGTCCCCTTTTTGATCGTTCCGGTTGTCCCCTTGAGTGGTTGTACCGGGCGCGCTGTGAATGGGTCGTCCTTCATGAAGGCGCGACGGAAATCAGAGGTCTGCGACTTGGAGGTTTCCTGTGCAGTGGCGGCCAATTCGGTTTCAGCCGCCCGACGCTCACGCTCGCGGGCTGCCTTCGATTCCGCACTTTCCTTGGGTCGTCCCATCGTAAAACACCTCTGCACCGTTTCGCAGGAGTTTCCGCTTGAGGTGCCATGGACCCAATGCACGATAACCAAGCATGTGGCCCACGATGGTTGCGCAGTTTTGGATGGGCATGATGTGAAATCGCATGTGGCGCGTTTCGGTGAGTTTCAGGACAAGATTGCCCTCCATCATCAGCGCCATGTAGGTTTCAACCGTGTCATAGTGGTGCGTGATGTCCAAATCCCCACCGTTCCTGGTTGGGTCATAGAAGAACCACGTGTCGTCCGTCGTATAGCCGAACACCTTTACATGCCCGAACATGTGAGAAAGAGGCTTCGTTTTCGATGGGGCGAAGCAGACATACCAGGCCATGATATTCATCGGCGCAACTTGAACTTCTGGCGCGGCTTCACGACAGGTTTTGGGCGGCCCTCAGATGGGGAACGAACAACGGAGAAACCCTCTCCGCCTCCGATTAGCCCGTTCTCGGCGGCTTCAACGATGTGCGAATACTGGTTTTTGACGGGCTTCGGAGAAAACATACCGGCCAAACCCTTGATCTTGCGATAGGCATATCCCCCAGCGAACCCACGTTTCACGACGGTACAGGATGGGTTGATCTTGAGGCCGTTTCGCCGCGCCAGAACCGCCTCAACCGTTGAGCGGCGCAGCTCTGGGCTGTTGTCCGTGGTGGCGCACAGGACGTTCATGCCGTGCTTGCGGAAGATGTCGAAGGCCGTGGTTTCCGTTGCCTGCGTACCATCCCCGCCGCGCGGGTCGCCCCAGAATTCAACCCGGAAGCCGGGATAGAACCGCGACAGGTGCTTTTTCACCCGCGGGGCAAACAGCTCGGCGCTCTCGTTTTCACCGATAAGCTCGGAATGCAGCGTCCATGTGCCATTGACCTCCTGGAAGAATGCTGCCGCGGGCTCGCGCCCGAAATCCAAACCGCAAATGATCGGCAGACCATCGACGGGTGGAACGTCGTGTTTGTGAACATGGTCATCTTCGCTGAACGTCGGATAGACCGGCTTGCCATCCAGCGTAATCCCAACCTTGTTCAGAACGCGACGATCAATCCACGATTTTTTCTTGCCCGCGATCTTCTCAAGATAGGTTTCCTTGAGGTGTTTCTGGTTCTCGGCCTGTGGGTTGAACGAATACATCGGCTTGCCGTCTTTGAAGGATTCGAGCAACCCGGCCGGTTGCACGAAGAATTCCCAGCTTTCAGGCTTATTGAACGCGGCCTTTTCATCTTCGGTCATTTCCGGTGGCAACGGCACGTCACCGCGCATGAACGGGACCCAATGCCCCTCAATCGGCGCGTTCATGTCCATCCAACCACCAAACCACGTGGCGCCTGGCCCACGCATCATGGACGGATACCGGCCGCAGCGGGAAATCAGCTCATCAACGACGCCTTTTTCGCAGAACTGCCCCTCGTTTCGGAAGAACCCGGTGATTTCATAGGATGCGCAGACCGCTTCGGCCGTATCAGGGTCAGGGATTGCAACGAAGATCACCTCGCAATCGACCTTCGTACCATCGCCAGACGGGTGGTCTTTCTTGATGTGGTGTACCATCGGCTCAGAGCGGATGAACGTGCCCCATTGATCCTCGGGAAACCAATCCAGCCAGGTCTTCACCGTCGTTTCGCGTAGCTCCTTGTACGTGTCGCGCGTGATGATCCACCGTGTCCGGCGCACCTTGTCCAGATCCGCCTCTTGCGCGCAGGACAAAGCCCAAATCTTGTGACACGACGCCGACGACGTGCCCGACCCAATAGGCCCCTGAATGCAAGCGAACTTCGAGCGATCCCAAAAGAAGTCGGTCAGAACGGCCCCATCAGGCTCGTAAACAGCGTTGCCATTTGCCGTGAAGCGCAGCATCAGGCGTCACCACGACGAATTGCCAAAACGTCAGATTGAGCCTCGGTCAACGCCCCGAGCAGCGAATAACTCTCGACGTGCCCGGCAATTCCATAGAAGGCCGCAGCGTCGAATGACTGCCCAGCGAGAACAACGCCGACAAGTTCACCGCTTTCGGCCATCTCAAGCCATTCTCGTAGAATGCTGATTGTGGCCTCGTCGGGCACGCGCTCGCCGGTAACGCCGCCATGCAGGCTTGTGACTTTTGACATTTGCGATCCTCCTGTGGAGGAAAATCGCAAAGACAGCCATTAGGTCAGATGCACGAATGAAGTCAAACAGCAACGCCATTCAGGAAAAACTGATGATTCACCAGCGCCGTTAGATTATCTCGAATGCTGATTTTCAAGTATTCGTCATTCGACAAGTAGATAAAGTCACCGGATTTTTCGAAGGTCCATCTGATTGTCGCGACTGGATTTCCAGTGCCAAAATTGTGCAAACT